CTTGCTGTCTGCCCCGAATGGGACGGTGACACTCAAGACCAGATATGGGATGCGATCGAGACACATAAGCGCCTACTTCTGCAGATTGATTTGCTAAAGAAGCCATAAACAGTGCTAATTCACACTGAATAATTAAGGCTGACTGCCGATACTTAAGGCATGTAATTCAAGGAGAACGCTCAATGGAACAACCAAACCCTCTCGCAGTCCTGTCCTCAATCATCTGGTTTTAGATGTTTATCCCATGCTTTCGCATGGCTCAGAAAGCTGGGTTTGGCTGGAAGATGGCGTTGCTCCTGTCCTGCCCGGGCATACATTTCGTTATGCTCTATGTCTTCGCTTACAAGAAGTGGCCAAATGCGCCGTACCGATAAGCGCTTATCCATGGCTTTTAGCTAAGATTATATAGACATAAAAAACCCGCCGTAGAGGGTTAGAATGCTAAATTTATCTCTTTAGCGATTCCATATAGTCCATGGCTTCAACGAATGAAGAGCATTGTTTCTGCAATTCATCACTTAACATGTGCAATTTATTTTTGTTTTGTTCGCACATAGAACCAGCCTTTGTGACTTGATATGTCGCGGATATCATTTTATTAACAGCCTGAATACACTCTTTGTGTTGAGGGTTACCCTCACACACCGCTTCCGGGGAAGCCCTAAGATTATTCACCATGTCATTTGCATAACCTGAAGTGAATGGCAGTAAAACCAGTAATGTACCTATTAAAATCTTTTTCATGTACCTACCCGAAAGTGGAATAGTGAAAAAATCAGCCTTAACTTAATGCAATTTCGCTTAGATAAAAGCTGCCCGCAAGTGGCTCAACATCAGATTGGCTTTTACACTCTATCTGTAATTTATAGATAATCTGGGTTCCTTCCACGCTAAAGCAATTAGTGCCGAATAGTAACGCATGATTTAACTGGTAAATCACTTCATCACTTAGGCCAAATGCACATTTAACTTTCTCAATAGCATGGTCCATTGCAGTTTTGACGTCAGGAACTCCTAGTAAGAAGATTATAATTGGTGCTTTATCTTCGCCTGTCATTCGAGTGCCTTTCTCAAACCTAGCAGCGTTCAGATTATATTTTTCTGCTCTTAACAGTCTTATTGGCTACACGCACTGTATAGCCAGACAGTGGCAGCAAACCAAGCACTATCGACAGAAAATTTTTTATTTCTTAAGTATCCAATGACTCCAACCGGAAACATCTTATCAGGTAACCTTAACAAAAACACTGAGCATCATTCCAATATGCGCCGATCTACTAGTTTTTGTAGGTTGGAACTGGAGCCGAGACATAAGCACTGGTCATCTTTCAGGATATGCTATCGCCTTGAGTTGGTATAGAATTTATCTTATGATGAACAGTAATCAACATTCACGCTAAAGTTTCATCCAACCATGCCGATACAACCTTACACGCGTAACCAGCATAAGACTGGGTCGTCAATCGTTTACCAGGTCAATAGCAGAAATCACTATGACAGCAGAAATTGCCGTTTTCAACAGTACCGCACTGGCTTTAGCAGCAGATTCAGCAGTTACTATAAATAACAATGATTTTGTAAAAATCAACAATAGCGCCAATAAGTTATTTGAACTTTGCAAAAAGCATCCTGTGGGAATTATGATTTTTAATAATTCAGCTTTGGCAGGAGCTCCGTGGGAATTGCTTATAAAATCCTATAGGCTGAAAAATGCAAATACGCCTAAAGACACTATAAATGATTACGTCAGTGACTTAGTTAACTTTCTTCAAGAAGATAAATTACTGATCAATGACTATATGCGGATGAAAAGTGCTCAAACACTATTTTCACGCCAACTTGCTGAGTTTACTCAATACATCACTCAAACCAGCATGGTTGCGCTCATGCAAGCCAATTCTCTTGCAGTGACAGTATTGGATTTTTATAAGCTATTAGATGAAAAATTAGATGAGGAGATTTTAACGCTCAATAATAAAAACTTTTTTCCTACGATGAATGAAGATGATTATATTGAAGCGTTAGAGTATGTCTCATCATATGTGCAAGAATCCTACGTCCAAATCATTCCAATTGACCCTTCTCAGCCGGTTCCAGAGTCGACTAGAGAAAAATTAGTAAATTTCGCCGCTCTTTTGATTTGCAAACAAAATAACACTAAGTCGTTTACCGGTATTGTTATCGCAGGTTATGGGGAAAAAGAATATTATCCTGCAATAAAAACCATACACATCTATGGTCTGTTTAAAGAAAAATTACTTTACATAGTCGACGAAGATAAGACCAAAACCAGTGATCCATATCAAGCAGGCATTTGTCCTTTTGCCCAAGAAGACGAAGTTGTGACCTTCATTGAGGGATGTAGTAGAAACGTTAACAACTTCACAAACACCCTCGTTCATGAGCTTATTCTTAAATCTAGAAATAGTCTTGAGAATTACATTTCCGATAAGCTTAGCCCAGAAGATTTTAATGAGTGCTTACGTGTTTTAGAGCAAGTGCAAGACAATTACTTCGAAGAGTTTAAGCAGAAAAAACAAGCATTTATAGCAAGCAACCATGTAACAAAAATGCTTTCAATGCTCAACTCTTTAGAGAAGGTAGATTTAGCCTATATGGCTGAATCTCTTGTAGATATCACTGCTTTTAAACGCCGTATATCTAACGACCATGAAACGGTTGGCGGCCCCGTAGATGTTGCTGTAATATCTAAGGGAGATGGGTTTGTATGGATTAAACGTAAACACTACTTCCCTAAAGAATTTAACAAAAGCTTTTTTGACCGTAATTCCTAAAATACACATGAGGAGAAATTATGACAGTACAGCAAATGCTTGATAATGCTTACAAAGCCTTGGCACAGCAAAAATTCGGTGTTAGCAATGGTTATGTTGTAGCCGCTTTATCTTCACAAAAAAATTAAATATCTCATTTATGACAAACCCGGCCCTGGCCGGGTTTTTTTCACTTCAGTGCCATCATTTCAGTCCCCTATTCAGCGGTTAAATGACACCGATCTAATCTTTAATGCAAATCTCAAATCCGTTTAGAATAGCTTCCCTGCTTGCCTCCATCAGCGGGCCAATCCTCCGTATGTACGCCGGTCCTATGAACGGTCTCGGTGGTCTGCGTTCAGTACCAACCTCCTGCCACAGCCCGATTTCACTTTTGGTCCCAACGATAGCTGCCAGACCCACAACTTCACTTTGGATGGATTCTCTGAGCTCGCCTGAACGCAGCAGCGGCTCGTCGTCACTGTAACCCCGGCGAACGCGATCGGCTTTGGTTGATTCAGCCAGCGGTGCCCAGGCATCAAAAGGCCCGTAGGCAGGCTGGTAAACGCCAATCTCTTCTTTGGCCGTTTCCTCAATCTCTTTCACGATAACGCGGAAACTTACCTCCAGCCCGGTAGCGATTGAGGCTGAGGCAGAAGACAGTTCACGTGCAAACTGCTCAAGGTCCACTACTTACCCTCCTCCCATCTGCGTGTGTTCCAGTTGTAGGTTCCACCTTCAAGTTCGCCAATGACCACACCCATGGCGATGCGCTCATGGGCCATCAGCGCTGTCAGGCCCGGAAAAATCACGCTGAACGGAACCCCGGCTTTCATCAGCCAGCACTGGTTAATAAACCCGGGGTTCTGTGCTAGTTTTTTGCGGCGGCCTCCGTGGCCTCATCCTCTTCATCTTTCGACCTGGCACGCAGACTGGCACTGACCGCTTTGAGTCCGCTTTTGCCAAGAATGGCGAGCATGCTTTCAATCTGCTTCGGGTTCTGTGGTAACGGGTATTCATCGCCGTCGATATCAGCCACGGCCGCTGCCGGAAAAGCATACATGTTCATGTACATCACGTTGATGGCCATTTCCGGGCCGACAGCTACAGTCAGCCTGGATTCCTGCACCGGGTCGAGCTCACGCAGGGTGATGACGCGCCCGCTGGCATCCCGGACCTGATTCGACTTCACTGGCGACTCCGTCACAACGGGTGGCGACTCATGCACTCTGACCTGCACCATTGTCTATTCCTCAGTTCACTTTTTTACGGCGGTTGGCTGTCCATGACAGGGTCTGGTTCACCGTCTTCTCGCCCTGCTTGTTACCGGCATCGGTAAGGTGAAACGACACACCCTCATAGCGATACACACTGACGGTGCCGTTTGCCTCGGTGATGGTTTCGGTGATGGTGCCGCGGGGCTGATCGATGCCGTTGTAGTAATTGTCTTCCCACCTGGCCCAGAAGTCGTCAAGTGTGGCATCCATACGTTCAGCCGTGATGGTGCCATTCCAGCCGACGGGGATCTGCAGTTCGTCAGTAATGCCATTGAGCGGCGTGATTTTATGAGTCGAGACCTGCGGCTTTGAGTCAAAGCTCATGATTTTGGGAATGCGCAGTTTCCCCGTGGGCGTGATGATATCGACAGCAATATCACGCCCGACGGTATAACCAAGGGTTGGCATGGTCTATCTCCGGAGTAATGAGAGAGGCAGTGTTCAGCGCGACAAGCTGTCTGAAACGGAGATGGACACGCTGCCACCCCCTTCCAGATTCACCAGGAAGTAGCGCACCACATTGAGGTATTTCACCTGCACATCGGCGGTCATGTGGCCCAGTGCCACGCGCGCATCCGGGTTATTGGCTGCATCGAGTCGCACCGCGAAGGCCGGTCCGCCATTCGGGTCGCCAATCATCTTCAGCGTCTCCAGATTTGACAGGAAAGATTCCAGGGTGCTTTTAGTTTCCCGGCGCAGGTCCGTGGTCTGATTGTCACCCACCACGCTGCCGAAGCTTGCCGCAATGGTCAGCGACAGGAAGTTGGTCATGCGGGTGTAAGTGTCATCGTTCTGGGTCGGATTTGATGAGGTATTGCGCCTTGAGCGCATCCCAAAGTAACTGCCGCCCGGACACGGATTGGTGATGACGTCAAGGCGGGCTGAGTTTATGGCTCCGATTTCCGGCACGGAGTATGGACGCCCCGCCAGCTGCCGCTCGGTGGCAATGATGCCGGGGATGCGCTTGTTGAGCGTGGAGATATGCGGTGCCCGGGCGGCAATGTTGGCCGCTTCAAACGTGGCGGGCGCAATCATGCGGTTTGTGCCGTTTGCGGTGTCCTTCCAGTAAGGCCAGTCACCCACAATCAGCTTGAGATGCCAGTCGTCCACGCCTGAGCTGTTGAGTGCTTCAGACACCGCCTTACATCCGGCGGAGGCCGGGCCCTGGGCGATGGCATAGGCACCTTCAGAGCGCGCAAACGCTGCCATGGCGGGCCAGCACGCTTTATCGGTCACATCGGTAAGGTTGATGACCTGTGAATTCGTGCCACGCAGTGCGTACATGCCCTTACGGGGTGCATCAGTGCCATCCGTCCCCAGGAGCGTAGCATCCGTGATACCGGTCGCGCCGTCAGTGCCGCAGCTGAGTGTGACCTCGCTGACCGCGGCCTGTGCAGGCGCTTCAGTTTCAGTGACTTTCGCACGTACCAGCTGGCTGGGGCCACGGATATTCATCTGGCCGTGATTCACCGCCTCCGCCATGGCTCTCCACAGCGCCTCCCCCTCACCCTGCAGGTTATCGAAGACTTCCGCACTCACGCCCGGCAGACTGAGGGTCAGCTTTTTCGAGTTCACGGCGGTACCGCTGCCGATACCTGCATTTATCTGGTTTCCCCGCGTACCGCTGTAGAGTGCGGTCAGCAGCAGGCCTGATTTACTGGCATTTTCACAGAGTCTGCCACTGGCCGCTTTATCCTGACCGTTTGTCACACGCACACAGTTCAGGTTTGCGGCGCCGAGCTGCAGTGAAATGGCAGCCG